CGCCTTCCCGAAGTGGGTGGCTTCTTGCTATGCCTTGTTGGCATGGGCGTATTATAGCGCCCCCGGTAGGATATGCAAGAAAAAATATCCTACTTTTGTAGGATATTTAACAACAGCATGAAAACAAATGAAATATAGTCGTGCAAATACAAAAAAACCCGCACCATGCGGGTTGTACTGTCTTGTTATGTTATCCACCGGGGCAAATGTTTTCGCACGGTACGCCATCGCCGTCACGGTCGAGCCGCCTCAACCCGCAATGTTTGAGCAAATAGCGCGCTTCTTCGCACGAGCTGATATTGCTGCACCGTTTACCGCTGCCGCAGCTGTATTTCTTCGCACCTGATTTCTGCGGTTTCGTGGCGCGACGGTTGTATCCGGTATCTGCCGCATCGGTCGCGTCATACACAGGCAAAGATTGCGGCAACAGCGCGATTTCCCCCGGAGCAGGACGCTGCGCCTGTAGCGCCACGGTTTGCGGACGGCTGGGCGCATCCGAGTACAGTCCATTCAGATTTTCGCAGCCTGCGAGGACGATCAGGCAAACGCACCATTTAGCCATTTTCCAAAACATATTTTTCTTTTATTTACAAATAGATTCACAAGGAATGCCATCGCCATCCCGATCCAAGCGGCTCAGACCGCATTGTTGCAAGTAAAACTTGGCCTCGGCGCATGACGCCATTTGCTTACAGTAGCGCTTGCTGCCGCAGGTAACGTCCGCCTGCGTGGCCTGCTGTGCCTTGACCGCTTTAACCTGTTCCTGTACATCCTTTTGCCCGTGCCTCCAATCGCTCGGCCTCACAATTTGCGCCTCTGGCAAAGACCAAAGCCCTGCACTTTTACTTTTCGCTGCATCTTGCAACGGCGGCAGGTCCGCGCGTGCGTTGTACTGCTCATAGACCCACGCATGACCGGTCGCAACCAAATCTGCATTGACGTCCGTCCCATCCACGATAACGGTGCAAACATCGCGCCCATATTTGTCCTTTTCGCGGCAATCTGCCGTTACCGACTTCCCGGCGACCAGCGCCCGCAGGCGTTGTTTTGCGCGATTGCCATACGGTTGTCCTGATTCCGGTGCGTCAATATCTGCGAGCCGGATTTTGTGTTGGGCATTTGTCGCATCAAGGATGGTCAGCGTATCGCCATCGGCTACACCAACAACCTTGCCGGTGATTTCATAGGCGAGTGCATTGCCGACAAACAACATGAACAAAAAGGTAAATATTTTCTTTTCCATAATTAGCAAAAATATCTTTCTTTGAAACGTGTAGATTCATTTTCCCATCTAGTGCGTGCGGCTTCTAATTTTCCTTTATTCTTATGATTAGGTTTGCGTTCATACTGAAGTTCTGCCTGTTGGCGTCGTCGGAAACAATGAAAAATTTTTTTCCTGTCTTTTCTTTCTTCAGTGGTACTAGCAGCGGCTACCCATTGACGCGCACGTTTTTCAGACATAAAAATGCCACACACGTATGCGCAAACTTTGAAAATAAGCCCTAGCTCTGCCGAAGCGAATACTAATGCAACCACCAGTAAATATATATTAAAAGAGGTTATCCCATACAAACTTATTCCTAATACTGCTGATAGCATCGCTATGATTCCAAAATGAAAACAAAGCATCATTAGGAATATTTTTTTAACAAACCCATCATCATAAGTTTTCATTGTTTCTTCAAATATATATTTTGCATCTGCTCCCTTACTCATTGTATCTCCTCAAAATTTAGAAAAGTTCCATGCTCCCACAACCAACGCAATAACACGAAAATCGTCAGGCTCTAAAATCTCAAATGATTCATAATACTTATTGTCAGATATGGCTTTATACCCTCCTCTCGGCTTTCGTTGTAAACGTTTGATATAGACTTCACCAAACAATTGAAACAAATAAATAGCATCCTGCTGAAAGTTTCTAACACCAATATCTACTAAAAGTGGTGTGTTGTCAGAGAAGGTCGGAGCCATACTGTCTCCGCGGCCATGAATAATGCGCAGATTATCCGCTTTTGAATACGGACCCATCGTGCGATCAATCCAGTCTTTTGAGACGGTGATGTACTCAAGCACGTCATCATGCGCAAGCTCCCCGTCAATACCGCTACCCATACTACCGAGCGCGCTCATTTTGGGAATACGAATGAACCCTTCTGGAATCTCTGTGGTTCCAGTCAGCAAATACAGTACGTCATACCCGGCATCATGCAAGCGCTGGAGATAGTCGAAGTCTGGCTTCCTCAAGCCCTTTTCATAGTTGTATTGCGAAGCTAAAGAGACGTTAGTGATGTCAGCCAATTCCTGCGGTGAAACGCTGGATGCCTCTCTAATTTCCCTAAGCCTTTCAAATGGTTCTGGCATTTTTAGAAAAAGACGCTTGAATATTCTACAAACGTGGAATAAAGTTATCACAACGCTAAGCGAGGCGCTTAGCTACACAAGGCGGAGAGCAACCCCAAGTCACCAAACTATCCGGTTGCTCTCCTATTCCCCCCAACAAATCAGGAGGCTTATGGCTTCGCCGCGCTTACGCTTAGGCTTAGCCGTCTGTAATGATACATGAACATCAAACCGCCCGAAACCCGCAAAGACAAGCCGGTTCTCGTCCGGCTATCTCAACAAGACCGCCAGCGCCTGCAACGCGCTGCGCGCAAGTTGAATCTGCCAATGGCAACCATCGCCTACCAATGCGTTAAGCAATACCTTGACGCCGAGTTTGGCAAAGGTGGCCAGTCATGACCATCAAACCTGTTTGCAGCACCGTCAGCTTGCTGGAAAGTCATTTGTGCGCCATCCCTGTTGCCGCAATTCGTGATGCGCTCTCCCTTGATGACAGCGGCGTCAGCCGCATCAAAACTGGCGAACGCCGCCTTTCTTTCAAAGAGTTCTGCATCCTGATTGCGCTCCCCAGTTCCGCGCAGCCGCAAGGACTGGCACTCGCCCCGGCCAAAGCCATCATCATCACCCCAGAACTGTTCCGCGCACTGCGCGACCTCGCCCGCGATTCGCTCAATATGATGAGCGAGGACGGTGCCGCATGAGACAGACCATCCGCTACCATCGCGACCCGCGCGAGACACGCCTCGATGCCATCCGCAACGTATGCGAAATCCTCGCCTGCCTCGCCGCCGTCGCGCTGTTTGCCGTCATGTTTGCCAAAGCGCTCACTGACGATGACCCGTTCTATCGCACCGACAACGACGCACACTATCAGCGCATCGCCGACCTCTGCCCTAATTTGAGCGGGCAAGACCAGATTGATTGCTACACATGGCTGCGCAAGGGAGGACGTCATGAGTAAGGAACAGCGCCCGGCAAGAACCAAGCGCTTGCACTTTCCGTTGTCATTCAAGCTGCCGCCTTCTTTTGCCGAACTGGAAAATATGCTGGATATCATCGATTACAAAATAAAGTCCTGCACATACAAGTGGATTTTTTGCTTCCACGGGATAACTTCCCAACCAGATGAAAAAACTATGAAATTTTCATTTTCATTATTCTTCAAAAGAGAGTATCGAAATACGGACAAAATACAGTCAATTAAGCTATACATTAGCGACAATGGTTTGGATGTCTTTTTTCCAATCAAGCATTACAAGCGGGAAGAAGTTGATTGTATTGTTGAGATGTTCATTGATTTCCTAAGCCAAGCACAGAAAAAAAATCATGGAGGCTTGTCATGAGTAAAAGACAATACCCGGAAAAAATGGCAACCCTGCATTTCCCCTTGCAATTTACTTTACCAGCGACTTGTACGGAATTCGGCAAAATGGTGGATGAACTGCAACAACGAATGAGATCGCGTCTGCGAGATTGGGGCCTTTGTTTTCACGGCATGGACTTTGATTTATACGAAGAGAATATGAGGATTCACTTTGCATTATTCCAGCGTGGGGTTCGTACAGAAAGCGGTACATTTCCTGCAATAGAAATCAAAATTAGCGACAACGGTATGGATGTTGAATATCCAGCGAAATGGCATACCCAAGAATCTGTAGAGATGATGGTTGATATATTGATTTTTTATATAGACGAATTGCAGGTAAAGATAAAGGCGGCGCGTCATGTGTAAATATCTGCGTCATTTCCCCTGTCCTGCCTGCGGCGCACCTTTGAATATCCGCGCTAGTCACCAAACACACAACGCGCTGCGTGAGCAAAACAGTAATTGCACCAACCCGTATTGTGGTGCCAGCTATCTATTACGTACCGAGGTGGCAAAGCAGTTGTCGCCGCCATCAGCGCTCTTTGCAAACAATGTCAGAGGAATCCCTGAATGCGAAGATGCGGCCGACCTCCTCTGTGATATGGCACGCGAGTATGTATCCCGCCCATGGCAGGGGATTTTATCGCGCGACGACAAAATCAACGCCTGCCGCGGATACCTGCAAAGTATCGTCGAGATAGACGACCGCCGCGCCGAATTGCTCGCCGCCCACGCCATCGCCGAACAGGAATCGGCTGACGTCGCCGCCAACTGGTCGCTCGCGCTGGATGAGAGTACATCCGTCTGCGTCATCCTCAAAAACGGCATGCAACGCTACGCCATCTCGCTCAAAGAGTTGGCCGGATTCGCAGAGGCACGCCGCGCCGCGCTGGAAGACGGGCGCGATACCCTGCAAACCCGCCTGCTGTAACGGGAGACCCCCATGTCTGAAATGTCGCCCGAACTGCGCGGGCGGGTGCTACCGCGCATCCTTGCCGATTACGGCTTTAAGCCGAGTGCCGACAATAAATGGTTGAATCAGGGCAAATGCCCTGCCTGCGGCAAAAAGGAGCTGTTCACCTCGGCGGAAAGCCCGTGGGTGTTGCGCTGTGGCCGCGCCAACAAATGCGGCCAGGAATTTAGCGTCCGCGACCTCTACCCGGAAGAATTCCGCGATTTCACGAAACGCTTTGAGGCGACCCCGCAAAACCCGACTGCCACTGCCGACGCCTACATGCGCGAAGCGCGCGGGTTGAGCGTAATGCGCATGAAGGGCTACTACACCCAAGAGAAATGGTGGAGTAGTCAAGCGAATGGCGGCACGGCGACCGTGCGGTTTTACTTGCCAAACAGCACATCTTACATGGAGCGCTTTGTCGACCCGGTAGAAGTGGTCAAATCGGACGGCAGCCGCGAAGTGCGCAAGCAGAATTTCAGCGGCCCGCACGCCGGCCTGTGGTGGTGTCCGCCGGATATCGCCCTGCAAGCGGGTGACGAGGTATGGATCACCGAGGGAATCATCGATGCAATCTCTCTGTGGCAAAACGGCGTCAAGGCCGTCGCCATCCTCTCCTGTGGCAATTATCCGACGCACGCGCTAACGCAAACACCCGACGGCAAAAACATCCATTGGGTATGGGCGCTGGACAATGACAGAGCGGGCAAAAACGCCATCCGCAAACACGTCGCCCGGATGCGCAAAGACGGCTACGAATGCAGCGCGGCCATCGCCCCGGCAAAAAGCAAATGCGATTGGAACGACCTGCACCGCCTCGAAAAGCTCAAAGCGGAAGACCTAACCGAATACCGCTACCACGGCGCGCTGCTGATTGCCCCTACAGTTGAGGAAAAGGCGGGGCGGATTTTCGCGCATACCAAAGCGCATAGTTTTGTCATCGACCACAACAATCAAACCTACTGGTGGGAGATTGACCCCAAAGAATTTGAGCGCATGGTCGCAGAGGGCGAATACATAGGGGCAAAATCTGAAGAGGATGCCAACCGCATGGTTGCCGAGAAAGCCGGAAAGGTACGCATGATTTGCAATACCCGCATTGAATTTCTCTATTTCCAATTCAATGAGACCTTGCAAGAAAGCAAGTTTTTTGGCCGCGTGCATTTCCCGGATGGGCGCACACCGATCAATGTCATTTTCTCAAATGGGCAAATAACCACATCGAGCGAATTCAAAAAACAACTCGCCTCGGCGCAAGGGGCATGGTGGCAAGGCGATGCAAAGCATTTGGACTGGATTGGCAGCCGCTGGCTGCGCAATCTGAAAACCGTGGAAGCAATCGACCACCTCGGCTACAGCCGCGAGCATGGTTGCTATATCTACCCAAAAGTGGCGGTTTGCAATGGTCGCATCCATGAAATTAACGACGAGGATTATTTCGACCTGCCGAAAAAGACGATTAAATCGCTATTTCGCGGGGCAAACATGACGCTGGAAACCACCAGCGAACATTATTACAAAGAATGGGCGCAACTGGTATGGCGCGCATTTGGCACCAACGGCATGATTGCCGCCGTGTATTGGTTTGGATCAATGTTTGCCGAGCAAATTCGCCACCGCCAGTCCTCGTTCCCCTTCCTCGAAATCATCGGCGAGCCGGGTAGCGGCAAAACCTCGCTGATTGAATTTATCTGGAAACTCTTTGGCCGCGAAGACTATGAGGGCATCGACCCAAACAAAAACAGTTTGGTCGGCAACCAGCGCAGCATGATGCAATACGGCAATTTGCCGGTGGTATTTATCGAGGCCGACCGCGCCGAAGGCTCACACGCCAAGCGTTTTGATTGGGATGAGACCAAAGGCTACTACAACGGACGCGGCACACGGGTGCGCGGCCAGCGTAATGCTGGCGTCGAAACTCACGAGCCGCCCTTTCGCGGTACGCTGGTCATCGCGCAAAACGAACCGGTCAATGCCAGCGACGCGGTGCTGGAACGTATCGTGCAACTGCGCTTTACCAAGGCCGGTCACAATGAGGAGTCGAAGGCCGCGACAGACGAAATGCAGCGCATGAGTGCCGAGCAGTTGAGTTATTTCACCCTGCTCGCTGCTACCCACGAAAAGCAGGTTGTTGATTACGTCCTCGAAAAAACCGGCAAGTATCAGGAAATGCTTTTGAAAGTGGATGGCATTGACCACGCACGTCTGGCCAAAAATCATGCGCAATTGATAGCGCTCGCCGAAAAATTTGCCGAACTGGTCGAATTGAACGAAGACCAAAAAAAGCAAACCTGCACGGCCATTAAAGAAGCATGCATCGCGCGGCAAAGCACCATTGCCGCCGATCATCCAATGGTTGCGGAATTCTGGGAGGCATTCGATTTCCTCGACGACGACTACGACCAATACGGCAACCGCACGCCTGTATTGAATCACAGCCGCGAACCTACCGAAATCGCCGTAAACCTGAACGAATTTGTTGAAAAAGCGGCCAATGCCAAACAACAAATACCGCCGCTCACCGATTTGAAACGTCACCTGAAAACCTCGAAACATCGCAAATTTATCGAATCGAGCCGGGTTGTTTCATCCGCTATCACTTATCGCGCGACGCGTTGCTGGATATTCAAACGCTCGCGCGGGGAACTGACTTCTTAACACACAGGAGAAAACCATGAATAAATTAGATGATTTTGAAGAATTGGCATGGCTGTGTCTTGGCTATGCGCCTGATACGGTAGCAGAGATAATCAGTGAACAATGCGATCCCGAAGAAGAACTCGGCTGGGATTTGAATGCAGCATTAGAGAAAAGATTTGGCTGCGATTTTTCCCAATTTTGCGACCTGGTAGAAGTCCTTCTGCCCATGACACCATTGGCGGTCAGCCCAATAACGGGTGAAGTGTTTCATGCTTTTATTGATCCTGATGGAAGCGCCGTCATCAAAATAAAGGAGGGGTAATGGATTACACGGCACTCCCACGCGAAACTCATCGCAACGATTACCGACAACGACAAACTGGACAAGTTGGCAGACAAAAGAAACAGTAAACAGGAGACAACATGAAACTCAACACTCCTTATAAAGCTGTAGTTTGCAAAGACTGCGCGCTTGAAATACTGAAGCAGGGAGTAAAGCAGCTGGAAGGGGAATAACTCACACCTTAAGTTGAAAGGACGGACAAGCGGCGAGTGTCCGAA